AGTCCTATCTGTTTTGTTGCGTGTTCTATTCTCCATTCTTCTTTCGTAATTTTAAAATCAGGGTCTGACCATTTTTCCACTACAGCCTGCTTTGTATCACAGGGTATGATAACCCGTCCCAGATCTATCCAATCTTCGTATGTGGTCGGTGCTTTAACAATCTTTTCATTCATAAATTAAAAGTGGGCGTTTCCACGCTAGCTTCGACGCCCACTACCTAGGATCTTATAAATTTAAAGATTTTTTAGTTTGCTCTTGAGCTTCAGGTTTTGCTTCTATCTCACCTTTACCTACAGAATCTGCAAAAGATTTTGCCATATCATAGATACCTCTATCTGTGACTGGTCCAACCTTTGACACATCCCAACCAAACCATGTTCCTTTGTCGTTAGACATCTGAACAGTTGATAGTTTATAAATGTGGCTGTAAGTTGGCGGAGTAAACAAACCATTTTTACCCTGCATCTTTAAACCCATCATCATTGAGTTCCATTTTCTACTAACTTTTAATTGAGTAGACTTCATAGATATCAATGCTGTCTCTGGGTTATCACCGACTACAAGTACAAAATGACTAGCGGTATTATCAAGATAATTACCGTTTGGTAATCTATCCTTATAGTCTTTACCTCTAGTTGTTTGGCTTATGATATCACTATCTGCATCGTGTATCGCAACAGGAGCACCTGTTGATGTGCCTCTGTCTTGCCATTCAATGTACTGTCTTTTGTAATGACATGGTACGACATTGATCGAATCATACAATGCATTAGTGACAGTGTTTATGATTTTGCCTGGCTCTGCGCCCTCGACATATTTACCATCTCTTTTGTTTACCT